CTTACAGTTTTATAGTAGATAAACAATTGAAAGTAAAGAAATAAAATAGGTGACGTTAAAGAAGAGGGTAAAAAGAAACCCTAAAGGATTCTAACTAGGAACCTTACTGACGAGATCGGAGTCAGTAGATGCTAAGAAGAGACCCTAAAGGGTCTTCCCTTGAATCGAAAGGACTGTTGTTTGTTGATTATTTGTTAATAGATAATTTAACAGAGCCTTAGACCTCAAATCTAAAGAGAGGATCCTAGGATGAGTGAAGAAAAGCAAAGCTATGAAATAAGAGCTTTATTTAGAGCAGTAGAAGAACAAAAAAGAAAAATAGAGCTAACTGAACTAAAAGTTAGAGAAATGGAAATAACTGAAACAACTATGAAATCCCAGATCAAAACTCTTATAGAACTCTTAGCACAGACTAATCATTCTATTAAAGAGAATGATGATAGGATGAGAACAGGTTGGAACAGATTTTTCTGGATCCTTGGCGGGGCATTTATAGCTTCTGTCTGGACTTGGGTCTCCAGAGGAGGACTCATAGGACAATGACCAAATATAAATATAAATATAATACTACATTGAAAGCTTGGTTTATAAAACTGGTATTTTTGATTTTTGGTGTTGCTGTAACTAGTGCTTTTTACAGCTCTTATAACTACTACAACTTTCCCTACAGGATAAGTGAGCCTTATTCGAAGGTAAGGCTAGATAATCCTCATGTGGAAGAAAAGAGTTTCATTGTTGATGTGTCTTTTATCAAGAGGGCTTGTTCTTTTCTTTCTCTAGAGGTCTATCACTCGGTTAAAGGAGAGACTAGTGAGTTAGATTGGCAAGCCAATGAAAACGGGGGTAATAGACCACCCGGACCACAGGAGTTTAGGCTATATGTCACCAGTGATAAAGAGGATACCTTTAAGAAAGGCACTCTAACTGCTATAACAGACCATCTTTGCTATGATGAACGCATTAAAAACTTTGTTGTGAAGTCTACAACCTTCTTTAGCACATCTCTCGATGATTACTCTAGAGAGGTCGGTCCTTTTTATTTACCTTAATAAAGGGTTTTTATAGATTAAAACTGATGATAGGCAATGGGTTAGACCATCTTTTCTTATGTTTAATAGATTTATAAGATAATACAATAAAATCAATCACTTAAAGGAACTCAATAGGTATAAGAATGGGTTTTATTATTTTACTGGAGTTTTGATATAGTATCTACAGCCCACATTTGCCATAGAAACATGCAAGGAGAGACCATGTCTGATAATAAAGATGACAAAAAAACTAAGCGTCTTCCTGGTCGCCCTCGAAAGGATGGTCTCCCACCGGGAAGTCCTAAAGAAGAAAAACCCAAAGGTATTGTCGGTAGACCTCGTAAGAATGGCTTACCAGCCGGTAACCCAGAGGCCCTAGAGAGTGGTCCTGATGTTATGACTGAAGAAGAGGCTAAAGAAAACAAAACTAGATGGAATACAGAGCAGGCTGCTCGTGCAGCTATGGCAGATAAGATCAATGCCGTAGATAACGGTGATTGGGACTTTGAAAACAATCGTAGATTCAATAAAGGCGGTAGACCTAAAGGCTCTAAGAATGTGAAGATCGATCCCTCTAATGCTGCTGGTAAGCTAGAAGAGCTTAACTTCGATCCTATGGTTGAGATGATCAAACTCTATAAGCAGATTAACAGAGATCTTTCTGCTGTGAGAGTTAAGAAGACTGATAAAGCTCGTAACGCTCCTACAGATGACCCTGATAGGTATGAGTATACAGTTCCTCGTGGATCACACCAGTATAACGGTATGCTACAGATCAAACAGACCATCATTAAGGATCTCCAGCGGTATGGTTATCGTATGGTACCTGATAAGCAAGAGTTGGACATCAATGAGAAGCCTCCAACTATCATTAAACTTGATCTCGGTGGAAAAGACAACAATGACTCGGATTCAGATTCAGATGGAAGATTCTCTGAGGATGAGACCTCTAGGAAAGAAACGACTATTAACGCTAGCTACGAGTTCTGATTCTGAACCTAAGGGCCATAAGAGGTTCTATAGTTCATGGGAGTTCTGCCAGCTTATGCGAGAAGACCTAGTTAGATGGCACCTTCATGTAGGTTTTGCTTCTCTAACAGATAAAGGAAGGAAAGTATTAGATGAGTTTTGAAACTATATACAGAGTGTTCTATCGATCACCCGCTGATGACTATAATACAGCTAAACAACTCGGTATCTATGAGAGTCAAGCAGCGGCTAAAAGGGCTATTTCCATGACCCTTAAAGGTAGAGAAGCACATGGTCGCAGTTGGGAAGTTAGGGCGTATGCAATAAACCTTGAGTACGATGTAGTGTATGAAAACAATGAAAGGGACTATTATGGAGCTTAAAAGTGTGAAAACCATCGATCTTATAGCTGAATTGATTATGCGTAGGGACCCGACGGGTTCTATTGGTGGATCTGTGTTCTTTGAGTTCTTCCCTTGGAAAGGGGCATTAGAGAGTCCTGTTGTTATTACTGTGGAAAAGAACCATCATAATAAGCTCTTATCTCATTACAGCGCTATGACTACTTCTGAAACCTCTGTTCATGAGAAGGCTCCCTGTGTGAATCACCAACATGACATGCATAGTGTTCATGAACATGAATATGGATATGAATACGAGTATAGGAGACCTAAAGTGTATAGTGGGTTTAAGAAAGTAGGGAAACAAAGAGTACACAAAGACGAGTTTGTAGAGACAGACAATAGACAAGACAGTCTTTGGGACTACTGGTCTTCAGAACCGGTTGTAGGATAATAGAGCATGCCAAGTATTAAACTACACCCCGGTCAAAGTAGAGTGTTTAAAGATGTTATGGTTGATGGAAAATACCGTTATGGTGTAGTTTGCGCTGCCCGAGGTTGGGGTAAGTCTTATTTCGCTGGCACTACGGCGCTACAGGCAGTTCAAGAACTAGTTAACATGCCAGCCGATGTTCCTAACAAGAACGTTGCTATTATTGCTCCTACCTATCAGCAGGTGGTGGATATTTACTATCCGCTGCTTGCTTGGCAGCTCGGTCTAGAGGACTTTGCTGTTAAACATAGTAGATCTGCTGGTCAGTTTTGGCTCCCTAACAACGTTATGCTTAAGCTCTGGTCTTACGAGGCTTCAGAGCGTATGCGTGGTACAGGACAATACCTTGTTATTCTTGATGAGGTCTGTTCTTGGAAGGGTGCAGGTACTAACCTAAAGGAAAGCTGGGAGTCGGTAATCGAGCCTTGTGTTACTACTCGTTGGTCCCCTATGATGCAAAAGAAGTGGAATAGTCCTTTTCCCGGTCGTGCTATTGTCATTAGTACACCAAGGGGTCATGACTATTTCTATGAGATGTTCAATAGGAAAGAGAATGACAACGCTTGGGGTTCTTACCACTTTAACTATAGACAATCACCCTACCTAGATCCTGATGAGATTCAACGAGCTAAGATGACTCTAGACCCTCTTAAGTTTGCAAGAGAGTATGAAGCATCATTTAAAGACTCTGGTAACAATCTGTTTTATATGTTTAATCGTGATGATCACGTAGACTCTGCTCTACCTGACATCCAGAAAGGAGAAGATGTTCATGTTGCAATGGACTTCAACATCGGTATTATGGCTTCAGCTATCGGCGCTCGCCGTGGTAATCAGACGCATTGGCTGCACGAACTTAGTGGCCATCCTGATACTGATTCGGTCGCTAAGTCCCTTGTAAGTAAATACGTAAAGAATGGGCATAAGGTAATCGTCTATCCGGATCCTACAGGTAAGAGTCGTAAGACCTCTGCCTCTGGGGAGACCGACTTCAGTATTCTTCGTAAGGCTGGTCTAACCGTAAGGGTTAGAGAGGCATCTCCAGCTATCATAGATAGTACTAACGCAGTTAACGCTCAGCTTAAGAACGCTAACGGGAATGTTAATATGTACTTTCACCCTCGTATGCTTAACACTGTTCGTTCTATGGAGCGCACGTCTTGGCTAGAGAATAACCCAGATACAGCACAAATCAATAAGACCGAGGGGGTCGAACACTGGTCTGATGCTATTAGGTACTATACAGAGTATAACTACCCTATTCGTAGCGGTAGTGTAGGCGTTGTTAAGACTTCTACTTTCTAGGTTCTGATACTGTTTAGTGCCACCAAACAAAAAGAAAAGGAATTAATAAAAATGCAAGCAACAAAAGTATCAGGCTTAGCCCCCAAGTGGAGAGCTACAGGTGATGGTGATTACGTTCCAGAGGATGTCTGTGTAGGCTTCTTTGTAAATG